ATTTCATATGCAATTGGAGCAGGCGGAGCCGCCAGTGGAGGTGCATCAGGAACAACATCTTTTACTGGCGCAACAAGCGGAAGTGGTACTACAGCATGGTCTTCAGGCAGTGCAGCAACAACCGCGGCTCCAACATTTTTTGTTAATGGTGGAAATGCTGGAACTCAAGGAGCATACGGCGTTTCAGGATCTGGCGCTGGCGCATCAGGCTTTATTCTAGTAGAGTATTGGAGTTAAAATGACAGAAGAAGTTGTACCAACATATGTACAATTAGAACCAGAGCAAAGATTTTTTGCAGTAATTGAAGATGGAGTAGTTGTTAATATTCTTGTTGGACTTGAAGATGAAGTAATTGCAGCAAATCCTGATAAATATATTGAATATACTGATGGGTGGGATTATGAAAATGGAATTGACGGAGGAGACTTCTTCTTTTAAATTTTGTTTTGATGTCTTACACATAAAAAATAAAAATAGAACAATAAATCAAAGCATTAGAACAAAAAATACAAATACTATAAAAAGTATTTTAAAAGATGATATTGACTGTTTAAATACAGAAATTGTTCCTATAAATGAGAAGCAAGACCTTTTATCATTTGTAAAAAATAATCCAAGTTTTTGTATAGATCCAAATGGATTTGATTATAAACTTGGAGGGCTTACAGAAATATATCATAGGTATAAGGCAGTAGATACGGGTTGGATATATCCAGAGATTCAAACTCTTGCAAATACATACTCTATTTTAAAAAATTTTTGCAACTCTAAATATGACAACTTAGTTATTTTTGAAGATCATTTATTAATTAATGATAATTTTTACAAATTATTAAATTTATATTTTAATCACTTACCAGAAGATTTTGATATATTCTTTCAAAATACACCTAGCCAAAATTTAAAAAAAGCAAAGAGTGTTTCAGAACTTATCTGTGAAACCTCAACAGAAACAATTGGAGAGGGTTATGCCTGCTATGTTGTCTCAAAAAATTCAGCAAAGAAAATAATCAATTACTTTGAACAGCCACCAGGAGCATTTTTACCAACAACTTGGTTTTACATAAAAACAGACTTCTTTAAATGTTATTCTCCATTACCAAGGATTGACCAGGGGTGCTCTTTGTCTGGCATAGACTATTTAGATTCATGGGATATAAATAATCGCATTAAATTAGATTTTCTTTTAGAAGGTAGTTCTGCATGAAAAAAAATATATTAAAGCATTGTGCAGTTGCAGGAAACAAGTTTAATATACTTCCAGCCAGGCAGGTGTTTCCAGAATGGTATAAAAAATCTGGTAAACTATCAAAAGAACTTCCTGAAGGCCAAACAAACTTTATAAGTTGTGGACCCTTTACGGATTCATTTGTAACAGGATATTTTATTCCTTTAGCAAAAGACGTTGTGATAAAAACAATAAATGGTAAAAAAACAATTAATGTGCTTGCTGCCCCAAACCCTGTTTTAACAATTACATCTTTAGAAAATAACCCAATGCTTCCAATACCACCTGGATTTTCTAATCAAGGATATTCTTGGTTTACAAAAAATGTTTTAAAAATACCAAAAGGTTATAGTGCTTTATTAACTCACCCACTAAATAGATATGATCTTCCCTTTATAACTCTTAGTGCAGTAGTCGATGGAGAGATGGTATTGCATAATGGGTTTGTTCCTATGTTTTTAAAAGAAGACTTTGAAGGAACAATTAAAGCAGGAACACCAATAATCCAAGTTATTTTATTTAAAACAGAAGATTGGGATAGCAAAATTGACACAAGCCTTCACGCTGCAAAAGAAGAAAGAGATAAAAAAGAAAAATCTTTTTATAAAAAAGAAATTAGAAAAAAGAAAAACTATAACTAGTTATGATAATTTTTAAAGTTAAAAACTTTTACCTGGTAAATCAAAAAAGTAAAGATAAATAAAGATGAAGAAATTTTGTCACAAAGTTCTTAGTAATGAAGAAATTCCTAAAAAACAGGATGACTTAGTCAGGCTATCATTAAAAAATCAAATAGAAGAAAAACTTAAGAGATTTTCAGAACCGATAAACTCAAAGACAATTTTTATTAAAAATGAGGATGATTTAAAAAATTTCTATTTAAATAATAAAGATATAAAAATTAATCCAAATGGATATTTAAATGTTTATAATAATCAGGGTTGGAAATTTGGAGAACTGGGTATATGGGCAAGCAATCTTCTAGCCTGGAAAGATTTTGCTAAAAGCGATTATGACTATTTAATAATTTTTGAAGATGACATAAAACTTCTTAAAAATTTTACTGATTTATTACCAAAATACATAGATAGTTTGCCCAATGATTGGGAGTTGCTCGGACTTTATTCAACACCTCTTGACGACTTAAACTATAAAAAAGAATATGATATAGAAAAAAATAACTTTGTTTGTCATTCTTTTCATTATTTGAATCTTGCTGCTTATGTTATTAACAAACATGCTATTTTTAAAATATTAGAAAAAATAAAAACACCAATAAATGAGCCAATAGATGTTTACCTTTTTACACATCCAAGAAAATTTAATTCTTTTGATATAAGGTTGGATGCTGAAAAAATAGTTAAAAGAAATGATAGACTTGTATCAACTTTTCAGAACCATCACAAAGTATTAATTATGAAATGTTTAGAAGATAAAGAAGTCATCTGATATTATGATTATTCTTGGGATAAATGAAACATCGCATGATGCGTCTGCATCTTTAATAAAAGATGGAGAAATATTGTTTTCTGGTCACGCAGAAAGATCTATAAGAAAAAAGGGTGGTATTTATTAGTAACGTAAAAGTATTTGCCTACATACAAAGTTGGATAGGATCAGTAAATGTAGAAAGAATAGTTTTGAAAACAGAAAAACAGTTTAAAAACTATGGACAACCATATAAAATTATAAACACAACCGACAACGTATATGATAAAGAAAATTGGATAGATCTTGGTAACAAGTGGGGGTATCTGTCATTCTATACAGCATTAAAAGATTTTGATATGTCATATGACTATATGCTCTATATGTCTGGAGATTTAGATGGAGCCAAAATTGGATGGGATAAAATACTAGATCGCTCATATGAAATATTAAACAAGTATGATATATGGAACTATAGTTTTGAAAAAACAACACAAGGACTTCCAATTGCATACTTAAAACCAGTAGACAATGAAGAAAACTTATTTTACAGCGCAACTAATGATTTGACAATTGGCTGGTATCACAGAGATCTTGTAAAAACACTGCTTGATTTTTTTAAGTATTTTGAGCAAGAGTCTAATCTTTTATATGAATTTCCAAATTATGGATGGGGTGTTGAAATGTCTCTTTCCTCCTGGTCAATGTTAAATAAAAAAGCGGTAGTTAAAGACAATAAATATATAATACCTAAAAGATCAGTTAGCAGCCTATACGTTCAAGATCTTGTTTTAAGGCAAGAGGCAGATTATCTTTTTCTTTTTAATAAATATAGTATGAAAAATAATATTAACACTATGTCTCAGTATCTAAAGCAGATGGCTTTTATAAAAAGCAAAACGCTTAATTCAAAAGGAAAGCCCCTAAAGGTGGAGTATAAGGGTGTAGATGTAATAAAATTAATGTATGGCGTTAGCACTTTAGACATTATAAAAAAATAAAAACCCCCCAGAATTTCTCCAAGGGGGTATTTTATTACCTAAATTATCTAGGAAACTTTTTCATCCATTCTTTGGTCTTTGGAGTAATACCCTTCCAGGAAGACCAGTCGTTTCCACCATTGGACATATAGTATGCAATCTCCGCATTTTTGACGGGATTAAACAGTTCAGCGTTAGAATCAAGATCAAACTTATCTCTACGATCTGGACCCAATGTATCAATCATGTTAATTTGGAACATTCCATATGAGGAGTCCCCAGTCTTATGGTTTCCATTAAATGCTAAAGGACGACCATTAGATTCCTTCTTAGCAATAGCCCAGGCTACTACTAAGTCGTTGCCTTTAAATCCCACCAAAGAAAGCAACTTCTTTAATTCAACATCCGTAAGGTTTGTTTTATTTTCATAACGTTCTAACATTTTTGCTTTAGAAACAACAAAAGCCACCTTGTGGGTGGCAGCAGGGTTTTCAGCCTGTTTAATTAGTAAGTTGTTTTCAGTAGTTGATGCATTGGCAAAGTTGCTAAAGGGTGCCACAACTCCAACCATTGCTAGGATTCCAATCCAAGCCTTCTTGTCTCTTCTCATAATAATAACCTCCTAGAGAACAAATGCTACCTGTTGGTAGCATGTATTAATTATAACACGAATTTGGTCTTAAAGGCAAACTTTAGGTAACATTTCTATAACTTTTTAATTTCTACGTTGGAAAGTGGTATAATAATAAGTATTATGGCTACTGGCGCAACTACAATTTATGACCTTCCCTATCCCGTTTTAACTGATCCCGTAAATGTTCACGAGGACATTCAGTCATTAGCAGAGCGTATAGAAGACGTTATATCAAATGTTGGACTTCCATTTATTTCTTTTGAAGTTAGAAATACAACAGGGTCAACAATTGCAAAAGGAACCCCAGTATATATTTCAGGGTATTCAACAAAACCATTAATTGGAAAATGCGATTCAGATGATTTAACAACTTTCCCAATGGTAGGAATAACACAGGCAGCAATCTCAAACAATTCAGATGGTGTTGTTATTGTCTCTGGAGTATTTGAAGATATCAACACTTCTTCTTATACCATTGGAAATATTCTTTATGTTGCAAATGGTGGAGGTTTGACAAACTCTATACCTGCTGGTGGATCAGGAGCCGTTGCAGTAGTGGCAAAGGTAAATGCTTCAACTGGTGTAATTATTGTTGGCTCAGTAGGTGGCAACGGAACTTGGGGGGCATTAAAAAATGGACTTGCCTAATGGTATAATTTAACAATGGCCGTATATAGAAACCCCAATGAGACTCCGATAGAGCCTCAGCCAACCGCTCCCGCAACATATAACATTGGAAACATCCCTCCACTTGTTAACTGGACCTGTGTTATTGGAGATAGTGCCTCTTTTAGAATTTATGTAGAAGATGATGCAGGAAATGAATTAGACTACGATACAACATCCGTAGGAGATGATTCTGGCTGGGACATTAGTGGAGAATTTAGAAGATACTCTGATAATGAGGGAGATGATTTATTGTTTACGGTTTATCCAGACCAGACAGAGTTTGATGATGCTGGAGAGTTTACCGTTACCTTATCACCTGCACAGTCTAAGATTTTAAGAACAGGTGATGTCTTTGATATTCAATTAAGAGATGCTACCCGTGTTTGGACGGTTTGTCAGGGTGAAATGATTATGATCGGTGAAGTTACAGAACAAGATACAGTAAGTTAATCATGGCAACAACCAATATAACTGATATTGGCAGAAGCCAAACCATCTCCGATATAAAACCAACAATAACAGCAGCATCAATACCTACGCACTCTTCATTAATATCAAATATTGGTTTAATAATTACAGCAGCAACAATTGCGATATTGCCAACAATTGAAAATATATCATTTGGCTCTGTTGAAACTTTAGCAACCGCAGACTATCCAGCAACAATTACGGCAACATCAATATTGCCATTTATGGTAAGTATAACTAATATTGGTATTGAGGGGTATAGTCCTTCAAATCCCCCAGGAATTGGCATACAAGTTATTGGTTTCTCTAACTATATACTTTAATATGATATAATTCAGACATGGCTAAAATATCAATTGCAAGCGTAAAGGCCCTGTTTCAATCAGGTGATCGACCAAGTCAGGCAAACTATGAAGATTTGATTGACAGTGCATCTGCAAGATCGACAGACCTTGGTTCAGACGGTAACAATGAGGTAACAATCACTGGTATTGAAAATAGCACAGTATTTGATAATTTTAGTGCTTCAGAATTTAGATCAGTTAAATATACAATTTCATTAAAAAAGAGTACTGGAAATAAGTACTACACAACAGAGTTAACCATACTTCCTGATACTACAGATGTAAATGTTAGTGAGTATGGAACAGTAGACAATGATGGGAATATTGGCACCATTAGCGTCTCTAGAGCGGGTGCTACAGTATCACTAACTGTAGTTCCCGTTGATGGTCAGACCCCGATAACCTTACGTTTTATGCGTATGGGATTAAAGGCCTAAACAAGGAGATAATAAATGGCAACAGTAACAAAAGATTTTAGAGTAAAAGCAGGACTGGTGGTTGAGGGATCAACCGCGACTGTTAATGGAAAGAACGTAATCACAGCAGGTGTCGTTGACGCTAAAGGTGATTTAATAGTAGGTAGCGCAGATGATGCAGTAGCACGTCTTGGCATTGGAACAGATGGACAGGTCCTTACAGCAGCATCAGGTGCAACATATGGACTTCAGTGGTCAGCACCAGCAGCAGTTGGAACATTTACTTCAAGCATTCTTTTTGAAGGTGCTACAGCAGATGATTTTGAAACAACCGTTGCAGTAACAGATCCAACAGCAGACCGCACAATTACATTCCCAGATGCAACTGGTACAGTAGCACTTACTTCAGATGTTACAACTCACGGCAACCTTACAGAAGCACACGGTGCAACTGGTGCGGTAGTTGGAACAACAAACACACAGACACTCACAAACAAAACATTAACATCACCAAAGGTAAATGAAGATGTTGTTATGTCAGCAACTTCTACAGAACTTAACATTCTTGATGGTGCAACACTTTCAACAACAGAACTTAACTATGTTGATGGCGTAACTTCAGCAATCCAGACTCAGTTAAATAACAAGGCTGCTGGTTCAGATCTTACAACTCACACAGGTGCAACAGAAGCACACGGTGCAACTGGTGCGGTAGTTGGAACAACTAACACACAGACCCTTACAAATAAGACACTTACAAGCCCAACAATTACAACACCAACAGTTTCAGGACTTACACTTTCAGATGGAAGCATTGTTCTTGAAGGTGCAACAGCAGATGCTCATGAGACAACTATTACAGTAGCGGATCCTACAGGAGATCGCACTATTACTTTGCCAGATGCTACAGGTACTGTTGCTCTTACAAATAACAAGTTAAATGCTTTTGCAGCAACATCTTCATCAGAACTTGCTGGAATTATTTCAGACGAGACTGGTACTGGAGCACTTGTTTTTGCTAATACCCCAACACTTGTAACACCAAACATTGGTGCTGCAACTGGTACATCTTTGGTTCTTTCAGGGGACCTAACAGTTAATGGTACAACAACTACAATTAACTCAACAGAAATTACAGTTGATGATAAGAACCTAACACTTGGTTCAGTAGCATCTCCAACAGATGCAGGTGCAGACGGTGGTGGTCTTACACTTAAGGGCGCTACAGACAAGACATTCTCATGGATTGATGCAACTGATGCATGGACATCTTCTGAGCACATGGATCTTGCTTCTGGCAAGGTATTAAAGATTAATGGAACTGAAGTTCTATCAGCAACACAGTACACTGGAAATGCTGCAACAGCAACAAACGGTATTACAACAGCAAGTAAGATTTCAGCACTCGCTGCAACATCTTCTTCAGAACTTGCAGGAGTTATTTCAGATGAAACAGGAACTGGTGCTCTAGTATTTGCTAACACACCAACTCTTGTTACTCCAGCAATTGGAGCAGCAACTGGTACAACTCTCGTTCTTTCAGGTGCACTAACTGCAACAGCAATCACACTAAATGAGTCATCAGTAGGATCTGCAACAGCAACTGCTGGAACATCAGCAACTACAATTGATACATGGTCAGCAACAACATACCGATCTGCAAAGTATATCGTCCAGATGACAAAGGGGGATGACATTGAAGTAATTGAAGTTTTAGTTACAGTAAATGGAACTAACAATGTTTATCTAACAGAGTATGCTAATGTACAAAGCAACGCAGAACTTGGAACAACAAATGCTGTTTATTCAGCAGGAAATGTTCTTCTACAAGTAACTGCTGCAGCAGCAGATACTGCTGTTAAGGTACACAGAACTTATATCGAAGCATAATTAGTGACGGGAGTCAACTGTGGCAACAATTAATAGAGACTTTAAAGTAAAGCATGGGCTATCGGTAGCCGAAGGCGGTACTTTTGGATCACCTGTCACAGTTGGCACTCCTAGTTCAGATGCACACGCAGCAACAAAACTTTATGTAGATACGTCATTAAGTAATTTCAAATTTTCTACATCCTCTAGTGCTCCAGCAAATCCTGTTGCAGGACAGTCATATATAGACTCCGATACAGGCAGACTAACTATTTATATAAATTCAGCGTGGGTTGAATTTGCAACAATAACAGATTCATACGACATAAGACAGCATATCCACGATACAGCAATTGATGGAACTGGAATAGTTGTTAGCATTTTTCAAGATGGTGGATTTTATGACACACAGTTTGATTCAAATCAGGACGCAGGCTATTATGATTTTAATGAATGGGCTATGACCTGGAATGGTGGAGTAGCAATAGATAATTTTAACTAATTACCTGATATAATGTTATTGAAAAACTAAAAGGAGACTATAAATGGCAACAAGAATGCAACAGCGTAGAGGTACTGCTGCTCAGTGGACATCTACTAACTCTGGCAATGGCCCAATTCTTAATGCTGGTGAAATAGGCTGGGAGTCAGATACCAATAAACTTAAGATTGGTGATGGTACAAATCACTGGGTAAATCTTGACTATTTTATTGATTCAAACTCAATAGCAAATCCATCTTTTGGTTCAAGTATTACATTTGAAGGTGCAACAGCAGATGCCTACGAAACAATTCTTCAGGTAACAGATCCAACTGCTGATAGAACAATTACTCTTCCAAACGTAACGGGTACAGTTATTACAACTGGAAACCTTTCAGACATTACAGACATTGGAGTATTTACTTCAACAATCGTAATGGAAGGATCTACTGCAGATTCTTTTGAACTTACACTTGCAGCAGGAGACCCAACGGCTGATCGTACAATCACATTCCCTGATGCTACAGGAACGGTAGCACTTACAAGTGATATTACAGTAACAGCATCATCAACGACTACACTTTCAAACAAGTCAATTTCTCTTGGTTCAAATACAGTTACTTCAACTTTGGCTCAACTAAATACTGCAGTTAGCGATGCAGATGTAGCCTCACTTGCAGGGACAGAAACTTTTACTAATAAAACTTTAACAAGCCCTAAGATTAATGAAGATGTTGCAGTAACAGCAACTGCAACAGAGTTAAACTATGTAGATGGTGTAACCTCTGCAATTCAGACACAGATGGATGCTAAGGCCCCACTTGCTTCTCCAACATTTACAGGCACTGTAACACTTCCTTCAGGAACAGTTACTTCTACAATGATTCTAGATGGAACTATTGCAGATGCAGACATTAACGCTTCAGCAGCAATTGCATTGTCTAAGTTAGCAACAGATCCACTTGCTCGTGCAAACCACACAGGCTCACAAACAGCCTCAACGATTTCAGATTTTAATGAAGCAGCACAAGATGCAGTAGGAGGAATTCTAGGTTCTGGTCTTACATATACAGATGCTTCAAATACAATTACTGTAGATTCCACAGTTGTCCAATTAAGAGTTACAAACGTAACTGACACAGAAATTGGATACCTTGATGGAGTTACATCAGCAGTTCAAACTCAAATGGATGCTAAGGCTCCACTTGCCTCACCAACATTTACTGGTACAGTATCTGCAGCAGCACTTACTCTTTCTGGAGATTTAACTGTAAACGGAACAACTACAACAATTAATTCAACTACTCTTTCAGTAGATGATAAAAATGTTGTTCTTGGTGATGTTGCTACGCCTTCCGATTCAACAGCAGATGGTGGCGGTATAACACTAAAGGGCGCAACAGATAAAACCTTTAACTGGGTAGATGCTACAGATGCTTGGACTTCATCAGAGCACATTAATCTTGCTTCAGGTAAAACATTAAAATATAACGGAACAGACCTAGTTGCTTCTCAATCTGGTAACTCAGGTAAGTTCTTAACAACAGATGGAACTTCAACTTCTTGGGGAACAGTATCAGGATTTTCTGCTCCAACCATTGGTTCAACATCTATTGCATCTGGTGCAACAGTAACAACAATTGCTGGTCTAACTCTAACATCACCAACATTTACTGGTCCAGCACTCGGAACTCCAGCATCTGGTGTTCTTACAAATGCAACTGGTCTTCCACTTACAAGTGGAGTAACTGGCACACTCCCAGTTGCCAATGGTGGTACTGGTGTAACAACTTCAACTGGTACTGGAAACAATGTTTTATCTGCAGCACCAACATTAACTGGAACAGTAATAGCATCAGGTGACATTAATTTATCTGCAACCAACGGTCCAGGAAGTTTAATTGACGAACTAGCACTACTCATGATGGGTGCACTTTAATTAATTAGAAGTGCTCAACCTTAACTTTATAGTTAAAGAATTAAAACTCCGCATAAAGTGGAGTTTTTTTCTTTGTAAATTTGTGATATACTTAAGACAACTTTGGAAAACTCAAAGTACTCATCTAAATTTGCTTAGAAAGGTAAATAAATGTCAGAAGTTTTTTCGTTTCGTCTATCAGAAGAATTTGTAAATAAATATAATAATGTTGCAGCACCATTTGGTTTTACAGATGCTGGATCTAACTCTTTAGGAGAAGTTACATTTATACGTACATATTCTAGGGTAAAAGAAGACGGGACAAAAGAACGTTGGCACGAGGTTTGTCGTCGTGTAATTGAGGGTATGTATTCAGTACAAAAGAATCATGCTAAAGATAATCGTCTACCTTGGAATGATAACAAGGCTCAGAAATCTGCACAAGAAGCATTTCAAAGAATGTTTGAATTAAAGTGGACACCACCAGGGCGTGGTCTTTGGGCATTTGGAACTCCTATGACTATGGAAAAACGTAACTCTGCATCTCTTCAAAATTGTGCAATGGTTTCAACTAGAGATATTGATCGTAATGACCCTGGTGCATTATTTGCTTGGGTAATGGATGCATTAATGCTGGGCATTGGGGTTGGATTTGATACCCTTGGACAAGACAAGCAAATGTCTATTTATGCACCAACAGAGCCAGCAATCGTTTATGAAATTCCAGATACCCGTGAGGGATGGGTTGAATCTGTGAGATATTTAATAAATTCCTATCTTCGTCAAAACCAGTCTATTCAAGAGTTTACCTATGACCTTATCCGTCCTCTAGGGGCACCCATTAAAGGCTTTGGAGGGGTAGCCAGCGGTCCAGCACCACTTATCGATCTCCATACACGCATTAGAAACGTAATTGGCTCTAGAGCGGGGGAACTGTTAGATAGTCGTGCAATTGTTGACCTTGTTAATCTTATTGGCACCTGTGTTGTTTCTGGAAATGTTCGTCGTTCTGCTACCCTTGCATTAGGCGCAGCAGAAGATGAAGGTTTTATTAATCTTAAAAATCCAGAAGTATTTCCAGAACGTAACTCTTATGATTCAGAAAAACCAGGATGGGCTTGGATGTCTAATAATTCTATTTCAGCAACAGTTGGAACAAAATATGAAGACTATGTAGATTTAATTGCAGATAATGGAGAGCCAGGATTTATTTGGTTAGACGTAGCAAGAGAGTATGGAAGATTAAAAGATGCACCAGACTATAAAGATTCCAGAATCATGGGATTCAATCCTTGTGCGGAGCAGCCATTAGAATCTTATGAACTTTGTACACTTGTAGAAGTGCACTTAAATCGTCATGAATCTAAGGAGGACTTCCTCAAGACATTGAAGTTTGCATATCTTTATGGAAAGACTGTAACGCTAATGCCAACACATTGGCAACAGACAAATGGCATTATGCAAAGAAACCGTCGCATTGGAACATCTCTAACAGGCATTGCATCTTTTGCAGATACCAGTGGTCTACCAGCATTACGTGAGTGGATGGACGAGGGGTATCAAAAGATTCGTCATTATGACCATAAGTATTCAGAGTGGCTTTGTGTTCGTGAATCTGTTCGTGTAACTACCGTCAAACCTTCAGGATCTGTTTCTCTTTTATCAGGTGCAACTCCTGGAGTTCACTGGGGACCTGGTGGAGAATTTTATCTTCGTGCTATTCGT